TTAGCGAAAGAATTAGAGCCAGGTCTTAATGCTTTGTTCGGTATGGAATATGCCAGATACGAAGCTCAACATACAGAGATCTACGATGCAGAAACTTCTGATAGAGCGTTTGAAGAAGAAACCCTAATAGTAGGGTTTGGTAACGCAGAGGTAAAAGCTGAAGGTAGCGGTGTCAGATTTGATACAGCTAACGAAGGTTATACTTCACGTTATACCCACGAAACAGTGGCTTTAGCTTTCGCACTAACTGAAGAAGCAATTGAAGATAATCTTTATGATAGACTCGGCGCAAGATACACTAAAGCTTTAGCAAGATCTATGGCTAACACAAAGCAAATCAAAGCAGCTGCAGTATTAAACAACGCGTTTAGTACAACAGGCGGTGACGGTAAAACGCTTGTGGCTACAGATCATCCACTAGGCGGCGGTGGTTCACTAGCAAATAGAGCTACCACTATGGCGGATCTTAATGAAACTTCACTAGAAGACTCACTTATTAATATTTCTACATTTACAGATGATAGAGGTCTTAATATTGCGTTAAAAGGTATGAAGTTAATTATTCCACCACAATTAGTGTTTGTTGCTGACAGATTACTACAAAGCCCAGGCAGAGTAGGAACATCTGACAACGACATTAATGCTATAGCAAATACTGGTATGCTTCCTGATGGATATGTTGTAAACAACTATCTAACAGATACAGATGCGTATTTCATTAAAACTGACTGCCCAGACGGGTTTAAGTATTTTGAAAGATCTCCTATGCAAACTGCATTAGAGGGTGACTTCGATACAGGTAACATGAGATACAAAGCTAGAGAGCGTTATAGTTTTGGATATTCTAACTTTAGAGCCGTTTACGGTTCTCAAGGAGCTTAAGGAACGGATTATTGTAGCGTTTCTCACTCAACTACAATTTTAAAGGGAGCTTCGGCTCCCTTTTTTGTTGCTTCATTTGATTATGAGGTGTAAACTTTAGGTAGTTTTAAATTAATTAGCTTAATGAGGATCGTAAAGATTTCCATTAATACAAGTAAAGGAGTTCATAATGGCTAATCCACATTTTCAAAACTTAATATTATGGGCAGGTAATACTGTTGCAACTGAGCACAAGAAAAACCAGCCTATGTTCGCACCATATCCATCAGATCAAACATTTTATATGTATCATAATGACTTTTTTACATATAATTCTGGTGATTGGACTATAACAACTACTGAGGCTGGTACTGGTAGTGCGTCTGAAGCTGTAACTTCATCAGCAGGAGGAGCTTTATTGCTTACTAATGCTGCAGGAGATAACGATTTAGACTTTTTACAATTAAAAGGTGAAGGGTTTAAATTAAGCACAAGTAAGAAAGCATATTTTTCTGCCAGATTCAAAGTAAATGATGTAGACCAATCTGACTTTGTTATGGGTCTTGGTATAACAGATACAACACCTCTTGATACTACAGACGGTGTTTTCTTCATTTCTGCAGACGGTGACGCAGGTTTAGATTTCTTGGTTGAGAAAGACAATACTGCAACTACAACAGAAGATGTAGCAACTATGGCAGATGATACATTTATCACAACAACCTGGTTTATTGATCCTGACGCTTCAAAAGTATTTTATTCAATAAATAATGCTGCACCAGTTGGAGTTGCTATTACAAATCTACCTGATGATGAAGAATTAACCGTATCATTTGGTATTCAAAATGGTGAAGCTTCAGCACAAACTATGACTATTGACTACGTTGTAGCAGCTGTAGAAAGATAGGAGTAAACAATGGCAGATACAGTAACTTCGCAAACTATTCAAGATGGTGAAAAAACTGCTGTCTTGAAATTTACAAATGTATCAGATGGAACGGGTGAATCTGCTGTAAAAAAAGTAGATGTGTCAGCACTTACTACTAATAGTGCTGGTGAATCTTGTACCTCCGTATCAGTTGCTAGAATTTATTGGGCCTGTAGAGGTATGGGCGTAAATATAGAGTTTGATGCATCAACTAACGTATTAATTACTGGCTTACCGTCAGATAGTACAGGTGATGAGTATTATGATATTTTTACAGGCATACCTAACAACGCTGGTTCTGGAGTAACAGGAGATATTGATTTTACAACTGTTGGACACTCTAGTGGTGATACATATTCAATAATACTTGTTTTGAATAAGAATTATTAATGAATGGCACAGTACAAAGGCAAAACCGTTACTCTTAATAGACCTAGGGCTCTTCGTAAAGGAGAGCCTGGTTATGGTAAAAAAAGAAAAGTAGTTTTTGTAAAAGGCTGTAGCAGTGAAAAATCAAGAGTAAAACGTATTACTTTTGGTGATGCCAAGCTAGGTATGCATAAAAATAATCCCAAACGTAAAAAATCATACTGTGCTAGAAGTAAAGGTATGGGTGGGACAACAGACAGATGTAGTGCTAACTACTGGGCTAGACGAGATTGGGATTGTTAAATGGCAAAAAAACGTGATCCTAAGGTTGGGACAGGTAAAAAACCAAAAGGCAGCGGTAGAAGGCTATATACAGACGAAAATCCTAAAGATACCGTATCAATTAAGTATGCAACAGTACAAGATGCCAGAGATACAGTAGCAAAGGTAAAACGCACCAGAAAACCTTTTGCAAGATTAATACAAATACTTACTGTAGGAGAACAAAGATCTAAATATGGTGGTAAGCCAAAACAAGCTGAAATATTTAGACGTGGTAAAGACTCAATACGTAAAAAGTTTGGTAGAACTAAATAATGTATCCTGTTTATAACAAATTTTATTACAAACCTTTACCAGACTGTATAGAAGTTCAAAAAAGTCCTATAGAAGGATTTGGTCTGTTTGCTGTAGATAATATTCATGAAGAATTTGATTTAGGTATGTCACATATAAAAGTGCCGATTATTCAAGGATATGTTAGAACCTCTATAGGAGGCTTTTTAAATCACTCAGAAGATTCTAATTGTTACCTTAGCGAAGAGCTAGACTGGGACGATTACAGAGTTTATAACGTAATAACATCAAAAAAAATTAGTGTTGGCGAGGAGCTTACGCTAAACTATCACTTAGACGGATTAAATTATGGCTAAAGAAAAATTAAAAAAAGTAATTAAGGGTTTGCAAAAAGCAAGTAAAACTCATGCAAAACAAGCTAAGACCTTACAGTCATTAAAAATGAAAAAAGGTGGTGCAGCTAAAAGCAAAGGTAAAATATGTAAAAAAGGTATAGAATGGGCCAAAAGGACTTTTGATGTTTATCCTTCTGCGTACGCAAATTTAGCTGCTTCTAAATATTGTAAAGATCCTAATTACGCAAAGAAAGATAAAAAAAGAAGGAAAGCTAGATTTGGTGGGCCAATAAGAGGACAAGGTATTGTTATGTCGGATAGGCTAAGATGAGTAAAGGACAACTACAAGAATGGGTAGATAATGAATGGGTAAGAATAGGGGCAGACGGTTCAATATTAGGATCTTGCGGTGGTAGAGAGGAAGCTGAGGGTAAACCAAAGTGTTTGCCTAAGAAAAAAGCACAAAGTTTATCTAAAGAAGAAAGAAAAAAATTAGTTGAAAGGAAAAGAAGAAAAGATCCAAACCCAAATAGAAAAGGTAAACCTATTATGGTTTCTAATAAATTAAAATCAGGAGGCAAAGTGAAAAAACTAAAACCTATACCGCCAGGCAACAAAGGTTTGCCTAAATTACCAAAAGAAGTTCGTAATAAAATGGGTTATTTTGTTGAAGGTGGAAGAGCAGAAAAAAAGAAAGGTGGCAAGATAGCTAGAGGTTGTGGTAAAGTTATGTCTAATAGGCGTAAATATACAACCATAAGTTAGGAGATAAATATGCCAAAATCAAAAACTAAAGTAGATCCAAAAATGCAAGCAAGATTGGATGCAAAAGTTAGACCAGATGAGCCAGTAAAGGAAGATCGTATTTACATAAATATGAAACCAAAAAAGAAAGCTCCTGCAAAAAAAACGACAAAAAAGAAATTAAGTAAAAAGTAAGGAGTACTATTATGCCAGGTCATTATAAAAAGTCTAAAAACGGCAGTATGATGAAAAAGTCTAAAGGCGGTATGATGATGAAAAAATCCAAAGGCGGTTCACTTATGAAAAAGTCTAAAGGTGGCTCATTAATGAAGAAGTCTAAAGGTGGAAGCATGATGAAGAAATCTAAAGGCGGGTCTTTAATGAAAAAATCTAAAGGCGGAAGTATGATGAAAATGTCCAAAGGTGGTTCAGTCATGATTGCAGGCAACGCTAATAGAAGAAGAAGCAAGTTCTAAAGTGTCGTATTTGATAAGTAATATCCCACATTTTAAATGTTGGGTTAGGAGAGAGTTTACGCACAATCACGAGAATTACCAAGGTGAGTATTTACATGCCTTGGCCATAGCAGTTAATACAATACCTGATAGATCATTAAGTTTCCAAGTAGTCTTTACTGGAGAGGAAGCAAACTGTGAAGATTGGGACGAAGGAAATATCCATGGTGGTGCTATGTGGGCTCGTATGCCTATCCAAGGTTTAGTTGCGGATATACCTATGGACGATTTCCCTAGGCCTATGGAGGACCATTTAGCACAGCCTTGGGATTGTGAAGCTAGAGATCATAGTGTTGTTGTAATGGATAGAGTAAGTTCTTCACCTTGGATCGCAAAAATTCATGGTAATTTTTATCAAGCAAAATATTTATTTACCGTAGATTACACAAATACTGATATTGCAGATGACCCTGCACAACATAAACAAAGTCATGTATTATATATAACTGAAGACTGTGAATGGAAAGGTAACTTAGTTGCTTTGCCTAATAATAGAGTAAGAGCTACTAGCCCTGCTTTATGGGTAACGGGTGAAGGACCTCCACAGTTTAAACCCTCGCAGTGGAAACACTCTGCAGAGGGGCATGAAAGTTATTTAGATCCCTCAATAACTTTTGATAATTTATATGAGGATTAGTTATGGCAACATCAAATAGTACAGATTTTGAACCAAATGTAGCCGAGTTTGTAGAAGAAGCTTTTGAAAGATGTGGTTTAGAGTTAAGAACAGGATATGATCTAAAAACTGCACGAAGATCTATAAATCTTATGTTAGCTGAATGGGCTAATAGGGGATTAAACCAGTGGACTATAGAACAAGCTACACAAACAGTCACAGAGGGCACAACAGATTATTCTTTAAACTCGAATGTTATTGATATTTTAGACGTTGTTCTACGTAGAACAATTAATCAAACTCAGACAGATATTAGTATGAATCGTATTAGTAGATCTGAATATATCAACATACCAAACAAAACAACAAAAGCTAGACCGTCACAATTTTTTCTTGATAAATTGTCAATACCTACGTTAAAAGTATGGCCAGCACCTGAAAACTCTACAGATATTTTAGTGTTTAATAAAATAGTTAGAATGGATGATGCAGATAAGCCAACAAATACTATGGATATGCCATTTAGATTTTATCCTTGTTTTGCAGCTGGATTAGCTTACTACATATCGTTAAAAAGAGCTCCAGAAAGAACATCACAGTTAAAAGCTTTATATGAAGAGGAATTTGACAGAGCTATGTCTCAAGATGAGGATAGAGCCTCTTATAGGGTTAGACCAGACATAAGGATGAATTGATGGCTTACGCATCTGGCAAATTTGCAAAAGCTTTATGTGATAGATGTGCTTTTGAATACAAATTAAATGATTTAAAAGAAGAATGGAATGGTTTAAAAGTATGTCCAGATTGTTACGAACCTAAACATCCACAACTAGAGCCTTTGACTGCTACAGCTGATCCAGAGGCTTTGTACAAGCCAAGACCCAATAACGATAAGGAAGAAGGAGAGGGTTTTGTCGTGGTAGTTAGTTCAGATATATTTAAACCAGATTTTTTAAACCCTGCAACACTACCAACCAACTTTACGGTTGATAAGATGACAGGTGGCGTTGGCGAGGTTACAATAGTTATATCATGACCTTAGCAGAGCTGAAAACTTTAATACAAAATTATACTGAGAATACAGAGACTACTTTTGTAAATACCTTAGATGATTTTATTAAAAATGCAGAGGAAAGAATATTTGAATTAATACAATTTGATTATTTTAGAAAAAATGTTACAGGAACTTTAACTACTGGAAACACATACTTAACTGCGCCTACTGATTACCAATTAAGTTTTTCACTAGCGATTATAGATAGTAGTGGAGATTATCACTATTTGGATAAAAAACACGTTACTTTTATGCGTGAATACTCTGTAGATCCAACAGATTCAACCGCTAGAGGCAGACCTTTATATTATGCAGATTTTGACAAAGATTTATCTACAGCTTCTGACAACGGCTCTACGTTAATCGTAAGCCCTGTTCCAGATGCAGATTATAATGTTGAATTACATTATTTATTTAAGCCAAACTCTTTAGTGACAGACACAACAGGTACTTGGCTGTCTAATAATGCAAGAAATGCTTTGCTTTACGGTAGTTTAGCTGAAGCATATATATTTATGAAAGGTGAAAATGATTTGACACAGCAATACGAGCAACGCTTTGCAAATGAAATATCGAGGTTAAAAAACCTTGCAGAAGCTCGCGGAAGGAGAGATGAATACCGTTATGATTCTTTGAGGTCATCGGTAACGTAAAAAGTTATGAAACAAATAAAAAGTCTTAAGGGCAAATCAGTTGCTATAGTTGGCATGGGAAAAAGCTGGTTTGATTATAATTTAGCAAAATCACACGGCGTGCACTTTGATGAGGTTTGGGCTATAAATGGCGTAGCTTCAGTTATATACCACGATAGGGTATTTATGATGGATCCTGCATCAAGATTTTTAGATACAGATGATGCAGGAGGCCAAACAAAAAGTATGGCAGACATGTTGCAAGAACATGAGGGTCCTATATATACATGTGAGCTAGATGATAGATGTCCAGGTCTTGTAGAGTTTCCATTAGAGGAAGTCGTACAATATTCAAACTGTCACTACCTAAATAATACAGTTGCCTACGCTGTAGCCTTTGCCTATTGGAACGAGGTATCTAACCTTAAAATGTTTGGTATAGATTTTAGTTATAAAGGTAATTTACACTTCGCAGAAGCAGGTAGAGGATGTGTAGAGTTTTGGTTAAGTAAATGTATATCTGCTGGTATGCAAGTAGAAGTTGCACATAGTTCTGGATTATTAGATACAGACGTTCCAGCAGAACAAAAATTATATGGCTATCACAGGTTAAAAAACCCCTACATAATTTTGGTTGGAGAAGATGGTATAAAACTAGAAAGAATCGATACCTTAGATATCATTAAAAAAACACAAGAGCCTATACTAATAGATAGGAACGATTCACATTTAAAACCTATTGAACCTAAAAAATGGTAAAAAAATACATACACGTCAATCAACATAAAATAAGATCTAACAAAAAAAATAATCTTAATGAACCAGTTATTACTGTAAAAGAGGGTAAAACAAATACTTATTGTCATGAAGTAAAAATTACAGGAGAAGTAACCGTAAAATATGGTGGCAACAATAAACCTATATTACCTTGTGGTGCTAGAGTAGTAATTGAAACAGAGGGATTTGTTGAAATTATAGAACCAAAAAAACATTTAGAAGCTTCTTTAAATGAATAAAATAACACCTGCAGGTATGCCTAGTTTAGGCCTTATAGAGGCTAAAACATCTAGTCACGGTGGACATCCTCCTGAGTTTTGGGCAGAAAGATTAACAGAAAAAATAGTAAGCGGTAGCGATAGCGAAGATCCTTACATACAGGAGCAAGCTAAGGCATATAAAGATTTGATTTACAAGGTTTGTTTGATTTATATAAAAAATGCGTTAAAATCCTATAAAGCTACTCTGATACAAGATTTTATAAAACAAGGAGACGCAGAGTTAGCAGATATTATAAAAAGGATTTAATATGGCTATTACATCAACATTAACCACTAGCTTTAAAAAAGAACTACTTGAAGCTGTGCATAACTTTAAAAACTCAGGCGGAGATACTTTTAAATTAGCTTTATATACAAGCTCTGCTACTTTAGGTGCAACGACTACAGCTTTTACCACAACAGGTCAAGCAAGTGGTACTAATTACACATCTGGTGGTAGTAATTTGACTAGAGTAGATCCTACTTCAAGTGGCACTACAGGATTTACTGATTTTGCTGATTTAACTTTTGGTACAGCTACAATTACGGCTAGAGGTTGTATGATTTACAACTCCTCGGATAGTAATAAGTCAGTAGCTACAATCGACTTTGGTGGTGATAAAACTTCAACCGCAGGTGATTTTACAATAGTTTTTCCAGCCGCAGCAGCAAGTACAGCTATTATAAGAATAGCCTAGCCTTATGGCTAACATAACTGGTTGGGGTCGAGGCACCTGGGGTGAAGGTACTTGGGGCGAACCTATACCAGTTAGTTTATCTGGATTAGCTGCTACAAGTGCTTTAGGCACAATATCAGTAGTAGCAAAAGCTAATGTAACTCCCTCCTCTCAAGTTGGCACTACAGCAGTAGGAACTCCTACTTTTGATTGTGAAGCTAATCTAACTCTTACAGGACAAACATCTACATCTGCTCTTGGAACAGCTACGGTTGTAGCAAAGGCTAATGTTTCGCCTTCTACACAAGTTGGTACAAGTGCTTTAGGATCTCTTACAGTCGTTGCCAAAGCAAATGTGACACCTAGCTCACAAGTTGGCACATCTGCTATAGGAGGTGTTGGTGTTAATGGAGATGCAGTTGCTAATGCACCTGGAGCCGTAGGGTCTCTTGGTAGTGTTGGCGTAGACGTTGATGGAGAGGCTAATGTCGTTATATCTGGACTGTCAAGTACATCTGCTGTTGGATCAGTCACGGTTCATCATAATGAAAAATTTAATATTGATGGTGTAAGTAGCACAGGTAGTGTTGGAACCGTAACTTTTATTGCAAAAGCAAATATAAACATAACTGGGGTTGAAGCTACGGGCTTTGTAACAGATGTATTAGTTTGGGGTCTAATAGATGATACACAAACGAAAAATTATGCTAATATAAATACTGACCAAAGTTCATCCTTTGCTGAAATTAATGAAACACAAACCCCAAATTGGGAAGAGGTAGCATAAAAAATGGCAACTTATGTAAATGATTTAAGGTTAAAAGAAATAGCTACAGGTGACGAATCAGGAACCTGGGGCACATCTACGAACACAAATTTAGAGCTAATAGCAGAAGCTTTTAGCTTCGGCACAGAGGCGATAACTACTAACGCTGATACTCATACAACCACGATAGCTGATGGATCTACTGATCCTGGCAGATCAATTTATCTTAAATACACAGGTGCTCTTGATAGTGCTTGTACTATTACCATAGGACCGAACACAGTGTCAAAACTATGGTTCATAGAAAATGCAACTACAGATAGTGGATCTTCTGGACCTTATAACATCGTTATTTCTCAAGGTAGTGGTGCTAATGTAACTATACCTAACGGTCATGTGAAAGCTATATATTCTGATGGTGCTGGTTCTGGTGCAGCTATGGTTGATGCCTTTACTGATTTAAACTTAGCAGGAACTACAACAGTAGATGATTTAACAGTATCTGATGATTTGTCAGTTACAGATGATGCAACTATAGGAGGTACATTAGGAGTAACAGGTGCCGTAACAGCCAACGCAGGCGTGTCAATAGATAATATAACTATAGACGGAACAGAAATAGATTTATCTTCTGGCGACCTCTCAATAGATGTAGCTGGAAACTTACAAATAGATGCAGATGATAATGGAGAAATTAGATTTTTAGATGGTGGTACTCAATATGCAGCAATTAAAAAAGATGGCAATAATGCTCTTTTCCAATCTATTGTAGCTGATGGCGATTTTGTAATACAGGGTATTGATGGTTCTTCATTTATATCTGCTCTTACTTTTGATATGTCAGATGCAGGAGCAGCACAATTTAATAGTAATGTGGGTATAGGCACAGCACCAACCTCTACATTACATCTTAAAAATAGTAATAGGGACCTAAACTTTACACTTGCAGATAGTCCTGCTACAGGAGATGCAGGAGTTCAAATAACAGCAGGTGCTAGTGATTTTTTAGGTATTTTTGCTGGTTCTAGTAATGGTGAGTTATTGCTTGGTTCTAATGGTACTGAAAAAGCTCGCATTAATAGTTCAGGCTCTATTGGCGTGGGGACAACTTCGCCGAGTGGTGGCTCGGTTGGGGGTAAGGTTTTACATCTTGTAAATTCAGGTGCTACAGCATCAGTAAGAGTTGATAGAAGTGATAGCTCAACTACAGGTACAATATCTTTACTAGATGCTAACTCTACACATGGTTTATTTGGTACTGGTAGTAAACCTATGGCATTTTCTACGGATAGTACAGAAAGAATGCGTATAGATAGTTCTGGATTTTTGCAAATAGCCACAACTGGTAAAAGTGGGCGAATTAATTTACAAC